ACCGCCGCCGCACGTCTCAGGTGGCTGGCCATCTCCGCCGGGGCCATTCCCCGGTCAACCGGGTAGAAGGTCGGCGTCACCACGTAGGGCTTCGCCGCCACGGTGGCCAGCCGGAAGTTCTCGCGGCTCCAAGGATAGTTGACGTGGAAGATGTGAACCAGGTCCGCCTCCCGCAACGGGCGCGCATTTCCATACCAGCAGTCGACGCCTAGCTCCCGGAGCGCGGTCATCGTAGCGTCGATGGCGATGAGGTCGCCGCCTTCCCATGTCCGCTCCCGATTGAGTATGGCAACCTTCATGCTTTCTCCACCCACCAGAAAGGCTCTGCGACCTTAACGCCTGGGAAAACTTGCTCCACAGCCTTTCGTACCCCAGGAAGTCCTGGATTCCCGAAGTCATCGCCGCACAGCACTTTTCGTGCCTTTGGCCCATACAAAAAGATGTCTGACCGGCAGCCATCATAAGAGTGGTCCGCGTCAATGTAAACCAGGTCGGCTTCCGGCGCAAGTACATTGACTATGTTAGAGTCACCGCGAATCGCGAGAACCTTGTCTACAGCCCCTGTCGCTGTTAAGTTGCTGTGGAAAGCCTCCCAGAACTGCTGACTTGGATAGTGCCGGTCGATCTCTCGATCATCCGGCTCGTGATCCATCCACCAGCGGTCAACGCAGGTGACATGATCCACGCGTTGAGCGAACCAGATAGCCGATAGTCCCATGAAGCTGCCAATTTCCAGGACAGTTTTCACGGAGTGCTTTTTAATCAGCATCTCCAAAGCCTGACGATTGGCTTGGGGCAAGTATCCCCAGACGCTCTCTTGCTGCTCAGGCATACCGGTTTTCCCTTGCTAATTTGCATTCAACATGGGCACTCAGCTTCTGAATGGTCGCTATGCGATATGCAGCATCCCCATTCACAGGCATCCGATCTGTGCTGGAACCCGCGTGCGGGTTGTAGTGAAATAACGGCTCCCGCAATGGCAGTATCTTCCAACCAGCAGCGACCATCATTCCCCACATCAACCAATCCTCATAAATGGCAGGGGCCTCGTCGTAGCCGCCGACCTGCTTCCAAGCCTTGCGGCGAAACATCGAGCAGCAGAACATCAGATTGCCTTGCAGGAAACGGTCCACGGAGAACGGCGGGGTCGTGGGCTGGACTCGACCGTCCGGCCAGATCAAGTCGGGAGCCACCGCTCCGATGCCATCGTCTCGCAGCATCGTGTCCAAGCAGCGCTCAACGTAGTTGGGCTCAATCCAGTCGTCGGCGTCCAGCGGAACGACGAACTCACAGGCAGTACTCTGGACGCCGATGTTGCGTGCGTTGGCCTGCCGCTGTGGCAAAGCATCGATCCACCCCGCGCATAGGTTCTCCGCGATCTCCTTGGAGTTGTCCGTCGAGCCGCCGTCCACGATGATAACCTCGGCAGGAGGGATCGTCTGCTGCTGAGCACTACGAATGGACCGCTCTAGGTACTGCCCGTAGTTCAAGTTGGCGATGACGACGGCGACGCTCATTAGCTTTTCGCAGCCTCTTCGTGAACTCCAGCCTTTCCCGCGTGAAGCGCCGCCGTCTTGAAGTTGCCGGCAGCGAGATGCTTCTTGCTGGCCAGCTGGTGAGCAGCTGCCGCTGCCAGGTGATCCGACTTCTTGTCGCTGGCATTGGCAATCTTGGACTTCAAGTTGGCAGAACGGCTGGCGCTGCCAGGGTTCGGGTGCGGGCCGCCACCAGGACCTCCCTTCTTCACAGCATCAGCCAACAACAACGTCGTAAGCATTTTCATACGGCTCCTTTCAAGGCCGACAAACATGGCAAAGCATTTGGTGGTCGGGCATCGTTCCACAAAGTCAAGTCCTCGGGTCGTCGAATCCACTGCCGCGAGACCGCGAGGCCGTCGTACTGCACGTGCCACTTCATCGCACGCTCCACCGGATCGTAGCGCCCCACGCGCTCCCGGATCACCTTCCGCTCCGCCTGCGCGCTGGTGCGGAGCGGATAGTGCTTCAGCGTGAAGAACTCCGGCGAGACCAGCATGCCGGGGAACTTCGCGAAGTGACCCCCCGTGCTAGCCAAGTCCACCCGATGCTCCGTGCGCTTCCAGGCCTTCACCTGCCGCATTCGGCTGTCCGGATGGTTGACGGTGTAGTAGCGAAAGTGCCGCTCCGGGTCACCGACGTATAGGTCGTCCACGGGCATGAAGTGATAGACCTGGAAGTTCACCGCCGAGTAACCCCCGCGACCGACACGCTCCAGCCCGTCCAGCAGGCTTTCCCTCGCGCGAGGACTCCGACGGATCTCGTCGGCGTCGTGATGGATGATCCAATCAGCATCTGACTGGTAAGCCAACTCCTCGACTCGTTGAAGCAGCAATCGCCACGAGTAGTATGGTGAAGGGCCATCAGCGGGAAACTTCTCGTAGTTCATGATCCCCAACTTTTTGACGATGGTGGCGCTCTCGTCTTGGCTCCAATTGTCCACCACGTGAACGTCAACTCCCTGCTCGTGGAGATGACGAACCGTGTCTCCTATGATATCCGCTTCGTTATAGCAACAAACGAAAGCTGTGGCGCGGAAGCTCACTTGGTTGCCATGTCCTTGCTGGGAATCGTGACGACCTTCGGAGAAACAGGAGGATCGCCCACGGCAACAGGACCAATGGCCCCAGTTACGTTGTAATCCTTGCTGAACTTGCCCAGAGCGGCGATTCCGCCCGCAGCCACGAAGCCCGCAGTGATAGTCGCCCACTTCGGCAAAACGACTCCACCCTGTGACAAGGCGAGGACCAAGCTGGCACCGGACGTTACGTAGCCAGCCAAGGTCGTCTTCCAGGAACGCATCCATCTTCTCCTTACGCCAGAGGCTCAATCCACTCGTTATTCCAGAGAAGGAGCATCTCGTGGATAGCCTGCTTGCTATAACTGGTCCCCGCTACATCGTAGGGGAGCGTATCTCCCTTGTGGTAGAGAGTCCCGAGAAAATGAACGGCAGCCTTGGTGGCCTTGTACTGCGTGGTCCCGTCGTTCTCAAAGTTGCGATCGCCGAAAGACGCGAAGTTCCGACGAATGCCGCCGTTGATTTGTGTTTGAGTTGCCATTGTTTCTCCTTAAGTTTTAACTGTTTCCAAAACTGGTTGCAGCGCTTGCTCCAAGGCCATCGTCAGCCAACAAGTAAGCGCCGATCCCGAAGAGGCGTTGATGACTTCCACCCCGGCGCTCTTCAACGGCTCCACGAGGGAATCGAACAGCGGGAGCATGGTGTTCCGCAGAATCCGGTCGAACCCGCCCGGACGCTTCTCGTCGTGCCAATGCGTCCGCCCATCGACCACCTGCATGTCCACGCCCAGCAAGATGATCTTCCGTACGCCGTAATGGTAGGCGAGGTTGATAGCTGCGTAGGAACTGTTGGAACCGTGGCGGAGCCCCGAAGGATCGGTCTCCAGGCCCGTCTGCCCTGTGAATGGAATGTGACGAAAGCTCGGGTTCGACCGCAACTCCTCCCCACCCTTCAACCAGAAACCCGTCACCAAGAGGTCTCGGAAGTGGCACGCCTGACAAAGAGACAAGCGATTCCGGTCCAGCTGGTTCTCGTACCACTCCTGATCGCAGAAGTAAAACACGTCCGCGTAAGGCCACAGCCGCCAGCTGTCGTTGATGGTAATGACCTTAGGGCGGTGGATGCTCAGCGCGGAGAGGTCTTGCATGGCCAACGATGGGCCTCCGGCCAGGATCACGCAGGTCTCGCCCGGCCAGGATTTTGAAATCGTATGCCTCATTGTGATAATGAATGCAACCGGGTCACGCGCCAGTTGCTCGACATATTGATACGTCCGCTGGGGTCGTTCCAGACCAGCGGGGCATATGACATCGCCTGCACCAGGATGTAGCCCGTCGCCGGCAGCGAGTCCTGCAAGGCCTCGAACATCTCCTGCCACTTCCGGCGGACGGTGATGTAGTCGAAGCGAGAGCCACGCACGCACACCTGAAAAGTGACCCGCTCGTTCTCCCGCTCCATGGTGTCGGCCGGCATCCCGCCGGTCTCGAAGATGCCCACACATTGATCTTGCTCATCGGGCATGTACGACTTGTACAGAAGCCACCCGGTGCTGTTGCCGACGTTGGCCGACAGGTAATCGTAGATGTCGTCGAGAAGCAGGCTCACGCCACGGACCTCTTTATCGCGTCGGCAACTATCCCCGGAAGCTCATCCTGCCGCTCTTGGACGGGATTGATGAGGTAGTGTGGTCCAGAACCTGGACGAGTCCAGTGCACGGTAGGGCTCATGTTCTCGTGTACGGCCAGTGCGTAGCCAACCGTCTCATCCCCATATCCCAGCGTGACAGTCACCTTGGACCCACTGACCTCCGGCTCCTGCACCTTGCCGGTGTTCATCAGCGCACCAGTCTTCACTGGAACGCGGCGCTTGCTCTCGATCATGATGCTACCGGCGAACTGGTAGAGGGCAGACGCGACCTCCGGCTGCACGTTGGCGATGGCCCGCTCGATGCGAGCCTTGATGGTGTCGATACCGTTGAGGGAGAACGTTACCTTGGCCATAAGTTTACTCCTCTGCCACCTTCACGTTCGACAGGATCTCGGCAGCCACCACGTCCATCAACTGGTCCTCGGTCATCAGCCCCTCGCGCAATGCCCACTCCGCCGTGTCGAGGAACTCGTCGGAGGCGACGGTCGAGGTGTCGAGCCGAAAGCTGATCTTCATGATGCTTTATGCTTTCGCAATTGGACTTCACTTTCGACCGCTGCAATTTCAGCTTCTACCGCCTCGGCAGTAATACGTCTAGACATAAACTCGCGCCGACAAATTTCAAGCCGAGCCATAAGAATCTGATCCGTGATTGCATCCGACAAAGTAGTCACTTGGCGGTCCCCAGTTGAACTTTTACATAACAGTCTCCATTTTCATCCGGCCATTTCATCACATTGAGGATGGGCGGGAACTTGTCGTCACCGACGACGTAAATTCTGTCATCGTACTTCACGTCTGGCAAACCGAGTATCCAGATAGTCATGCTGGAGAGCACAACCGCCCCATCACCCTGACCGCCGGAAGGCACGCGCTCAATCTTGAATACGCGGCGTCCTTGGAAAGTCTGCTCTGGTCCATAGATCGGCTTGCCGTACTGGTCGCGACCAGTCAGCGGAGTCCAACCAATCATATGTGGACACAAGTCGGCCCAATCAGAGACAGGCATCTATACCTCCGGGTTCCCACCGCCGGTCGGGAACATGCCCTGCGGGATGTTCATTCCAT